AAAATAAATATTTAATAAAAATAAATATTTAATAAAAATAATATTTAATAAAATAATATAAACAAATTTTAATACATATATATAGTAGAAAAAGTAAATTTCTATTCATTTTTTTATTTGCATTGGTGCCCGAGTGGTCTAAGGGGTACGACTCAAGTTCGTATGGCGAAAGCCTCGTGGGTTCGAACCCCACCCAATGTAATTTTAATAAATCATACTTATTAAAATTACATAATACATAATTTAACATTTAAAATGAAAATTTTTATCTTTGTATTATATATAAATGAAATCAAGTTTATATAAAAGACAATTTATTATGTTTATCATAATGGTTATCATTGGTATGCTATTCAATCCTATGAACATATTAGCATACAGATTTTCAGATTTGTATATATCACAAACATTATTTTATGGTGGTTTATTAATGGGTTCAAATATGATATGGGGACATGAGATTGTTCATTATTTATCTATGGGGCATTTTAATATGTTAGTTTTCTCTGTTGGAATTATTTTATCTATTAGCGTATCAATATTATTATTGCGACAACAATTATTAGTTGATGATAAACAATGGTTAAGAAGAATGATACCTCATCATTCTACCGCATTAACCACAACTCATAAAGTTTATAATAGAACAACTAATCCTAAAATAAAAAATTTAGCAAAAGAAATAATTGATACACAAGAAAAAGAAATACAATTAATGAAATCTTTATTATAAATAATTTGCAGATTTATGATTGCGTATATTTATTATTTGATGAATTAATGTATCAATACTAATAATAATTGTAAATAATAAAATATTTGTCAGGGTTCTTTCTTTTTTATTAACAAAGAATAAATACAATATGTATATCACTAATAATAATAAAATATTATGCATAATACCTTCCCATTTTGACCATTCGTAAAATTTTTTTAATGTGTTTTGCATTTATAATATATCTAAATATAATAAAAAATATTAGAATTAGGTCAGCGCTTTAATTATTCAAAGATGTAAAAAAAAGATTTTTAAGATTTTTAAATAATTCTTCAAATATTTTTAAAATATGGTTGATTGGTTTGGGAGATGGTTGTATATTATAGTTAGAATCTTCTGATTTTTCTGACTCTTCCAAAATTTCTAGGTCTATGTCCAATTCTAAATCATCTAAATCTTTATCTCTTTCTGATTGCTCTTCTTTTTCTGAGCTAGGCGTTGATGGTGGTTTAATATAGGGTTCATCGTTATCTCTCAAAATTACATCTTTTAAATCTAAAAATTTATTAGTATTAACTATCGGTATAGGTATAGGTATAGGAATTGGAGTAGACGGTCTATTAGGTTTAATAATTGGCGATGGTTGTGGTGAAGCAAATTTTAATTTTTTACTACCACTAATATCAATAGTTGTCCAAATTTCCCAATGGGCACCCCAATCACTAAAAAAATAATAACTATAACCATTATCAGCCCAATCTGGTCCCCAACTATTTCTTATAATAAAACATTTTTCTAAGTAACCAACAATTGTCATAGCATGTCCTCCTAAAAATTTGTCGTTCTCATTTTTTATCCACATTTCGGGTCCATAATTATAAATTGGAAAAACTATTAAACAAAGTCCATTATATTTTAAGCTATATTTTAATGCTTCAATACTTAATACTCTTCCGTAACCTTTTATTTTATGATTTTCTGCTTCTTTAAAACACGTTTCTGGAATTTTATCTTTATATTGAATACGTCCATATGAATATAAGTTTTCACTACATATACCATATTTCATTAATAATTTCATTACATTTCTTCCATACATTCCTTCGTCGTTTTGTTTATTATTATCATATAAGTTTCCACGAATATTATAAAAAAATTGTGGTGACAAATATTCATTTAAACCATAATCTTGTTTTTCTTGGTATTCTTTCATACAAGCAACACTCATTGCGAAACAAGAACCTTGATTACCTTGATTACGCACTGGAAGAAGATTAGTTCTATAATCTAATATATTTGGCAAGCTATAATTAGTTTGATTTAAATAATTATCATACAACCAATCGCGAGAATCGTGAGGGGAAAAAACTCCATTAATTATAATTTTTGTAAAGTTTTGTTTATTATATATTTTTTCTAATTCTAAATCAAATAAAGTGGCTTCATTAACAATAGTATTTTGATTTTGAGTATTTCTTATTTCCTCTTCACTATCTTCTTTTACTTCTTCATTTGTTTCATCTATAGTTTCTTTTATATTTTCTAGTGAATTCATTATTTTATTATAATCATTAAAATCTATAATTTCTAGAAAATCTTCAAATTCTAAAAAATTGATTGAACGCGAACGTTGATTTATTTTATTAAATAATGCTTCACTTTTTTCTTTATTACAATAATATCCACAAAAATCAAAAAATTCATATTTATCTATTTCTGTGCCATTTATAAAGTCGCTTTCTAATATTTTTTTCCATATTAAATTATTCCAATAATTACAAGTATTATTTTTATAAAAAGTATCCCAACTTCTTTTTTTATTTGAATCATTTATTTCAATACTAGCTAAAGCATTTATAAATTTACATCTATTTAATAACATTATAATAGAAGAAAATATTTTTAATTTTACAAAAATTTTGTTATGTAAAATTAAAAATATACTTATAACTTATACTTATCAATCTATATATAGTTTAGAAAAAAATTTTTAAGTTATTTAATTAATATATTTTTGAATATATTAATTAAGTTTGGCTTGTAAATGAATATTTAATTCACAATTTTCATAACGATGTTCATGGACCACTTCAAAAAGACAATCTGTATTAGAAATAATATTCTTTAATTTATATACTTTCATAGTATATAAATTATATGCATTTTTATATGTATAAAAATTATTTCCATAATAATCAATTTTATGAGATGGAAGATATTTGCAAATATTATCAGAAATATCTTTACCAAAGCATAAATTTAATATTCTTCTATGACACATCAAAATTCTAGTAATTTTTGTCATTAAACATATCATAGGTATTGTTGTGTCTAATACTTTTATTGTAAAAATTGAAGCATTATTATTTTCGTCATATAATGTAATTTGCTGTTTGATATGTAAATTTTTTGAATGAACAATCTTCATCATTGTCTTTGTCTTACATAATTAAAAAATATAAAAAAATTCTAATCAATTTTTTAGAGAATAACCAAATCATGAGTTTTTACTATTTAAGTTTTTAAGTCTTGTAACGAGACATTGCACGCAATCGCAACGTAATTTCTCTAGAATGATGGCGGTGATCTTTGATTACTTCGTACAAACGTTGGCTGTTTGACAAAATAGTTCTTTTTCTATATACTTTTTTGTATTCGGTGTCAAATAACTCTGTATATGTATAAAAATTGTTTTGTGTCATTACAATAGGATGCAATGGAAGAAATCTGCAAATATTTTCCGCAATATCTTGACCAAAACACAGTTTCAATATATATTTATGTGACCGCAATAGGTTTTCAATTTTAAACATCATTTCTCTCAATGTTGCATTTCTACAAACCTTAATAGTGAAAAGATGCGTATTTAACCGCCAATCATAAAACAAAATATTTTGCGTCCATTGGACATTTTTAGAAAATGATGAATAAGGTGTTGCAACAATTTTGCTCATAATTTGTCTTTGTCTTTGTCTTTGTCTTTCATAATTAAAAATATAAAAAAAATTCTAATCAATTTTTTTAAGAATATATAAAGGTTATAATTTTATTTTATAAATTATTTTTATTTTTATTTTTATTTTTATTTTTATTTTTATTTTATAAATTTAATATCTTTGACGCATAATACGAGGTGGTTCGGGTGCTTGTGAAGCACTTCTTTCAAGATTAGTAAATCCACTATATTCACCTGTTCTTACGCGCTTTACTGCAGAAGCCAGCGAACGATGTGCAGATTCTACATTTTGCGAATTTTCACTATAATTTAATGCACTATCAGTAGAAATACCATATTTAGATGCTTCTAAAATTGCATCTTGATTTGCTGCTAAATATATAATTTTAATATTATAATCTTTTTCTGCTTCAGCAATCAGTGATTTAATTTTTTCTGCATTATAAGTTTTACTTGAATTTTCAATACCATCTGTCACCACATAAATAACACATGAACCATATGTAGTTGAATCTTGGAGTTTTTTTGTCATAAAATATTGCAGACTATTACCAAGCGCATCTAATAATGCTGTTGTACCTCGCGGAATATATTGACGTCTTTCAATTGGACGAACATCTTTTAAATCAATAGAACGAAATAATAGTTGTTCTTCGTGGTCAAAAAGTTTTACAGAAACTTTAATTGTCGTATTTGCTTCTTGTTCAGTTTTTAGTTGTTCAAATGCGGCATTAATACCACCGAGTGTGTCATCAACTTTACCATTCATAGAACCAGAACGATCCAAAATAGCAACAACTTCCTGAATAATAGTTGGCATAACAATATTTTCACCTTCCATAATAATTATAATATGTATTAAGTTATAATAATAAATTTTTATATCAATTTTTTAATTTTTATTTTTATTGTTATTGTTTATTTTTAATTGTTAAAAAATTTGTTTCTATAAAATATATTTAAAACATTATTAATATTTTAAATATAATATATATTATGGATTATAATAGTTCAAATAATGAATTGACTGAAAATTTATTGAAAGGAGAGAACAATAGTCCTGACTTTAAAAAAACAAAAAATTTTGATTTTAAAAGAGAGAATAATAAAACCATTAGAACCAATAAAAACATAGAAACTCAAGAAACTCAAGAAAATAATAAAAATAATCTTGCTATTAAAGAATGGAATAATTCTATTGAAGATTTATTAAAATGTTGGGGAGAGAAAGGCGCTGGTCTCTCAATAATGCATTCAAAAGATAGAAAATATTGGCGTAAAAAAAGTAATATAATTTCAATAGCAAGTATTTTAATTACTACATTGTCGTCTTCATTATCATTATCATCTACTTCATCTAATTATTATGAAAGTATTATGTATTTAGTAGGTTTTCTCGGTTTAGTATCATCATTAATGCAATCATTAAAACAATTTTATAATGCAGATGATAAAGCAAGCGAACATAAATTATCTTCAAGATTATATGGTAATTTTTATCGTTCTATTAAATTACAATTAGCACTTAATCATAATGATAGGATACCTGTTTCTGAATTTGTTAATACTTCATTTAAAGAATATGAAAAATTATTACAAGATGCGCCAATAATAAATACTACAACTATAGAAAATTTTAAACAACAATTTAAAGGTATTACTTGTAGTAAGCCTGATATTTGTGGAACAGATTTAATTATTGAAATTAATAGAGAAGATTAATCTTCAATATTATTAGTATTATTAATTTTTTGATCAATTTCAAAGATTTTTTCTTCTACTTTTGAGAGAAATAGAGATATATTAATATTTATTGGATTATCTTTACTAAACAATGATCTTAAACTAATTCTTTTGGAGTTTGTTTTTTTATCATAAATTAAATAATATTTATTAAAATCTTTTTCATGATTTTTGAGAGAAACGTATTTTGGTAATGTTATTTCATTTTTTACTTTTATTTCTTTATCTTCATTTATTTCTTTATCTTCATTTACTCCATCATCTTCATTTACTCCATCATCTTCATTTACTCCATCATCTTCATTTACTCCATCATCTTCGTTCTCTCCAACATTATTTAATTTTTCTAAAATTTTTTTGATTTCTTCTAACTTTTCTAATATATGTATCTTATTTGATTTACTTGATACATATAGTTTACCTTTTACCATTTTCGGATGTTTTTCTATTTTAAAAAATTCCCTATAAAGTTTTTTTTGAATATTATAACATTCTTTATAATAAGTCACATATTTTGGTATAGCTTCTTGTATTATTGATTCTGGTAATTTTATTGCATTATGCTTGCGTTCTCTCTTAAAATCTTCTTTTAAAATTTGAATATTTGAGAGATCATTAGCCATATTATTTAATATTTTAATAATAGAAAATATTAAATATTATGGAATTCTTACATTTTTCCACTAATCTCTCGCTTATTCAATGTTTTATAAAATCGCCTATAATATTTTAAATAATTATTTATACATTTATTACAACAAGTAAAATATAAAAAACTAAAAATAGGTAATCTCTCCATTCCATTGTCATAAAAATCTTTAATTATAAAAGTATTTTTAAATATTCCAATTTCTTGACCAAAATATTCGTCTTCTTCCGGAAGTAATAAATAATCATTTAGTTCATCCATACAAATCCAACATTGTTGTAATAATTTAGTATCATCCATAATTTAATACAACATTTTAATTAGGAAACCCGGTTTTCTCTCACAATAATCGCGTGTGGGGCGATTTCCCCACATTAGTAAATAATCAAACTAACAGTCAAAAGCCCTTGTAAAGCTGCTAATGTTTTTGAAATATTTGATACAGGAAAAATATCACCATAACCCAAAAGACAACCTGTTACAACCGCAAAATAAAGACGATTTAAATATTTTGTAAATAATGATGGGTCTACTTTTGTAGGATCAAGATCTTCACTATTTGTCTCTGCTTCACTTTCTTTTGTTGCTTTATCGATTACTTGTTCTTCTAAAACTTTATTTTTAGTATAATATTTATCTAAACTTTTATCTATTTCTATAGTTTCTTTTGAATCAAGATTTGCATAATTTTCAGTTATTTCTTTTTTTACTTTATCTTTTATTACTTCTTCTTTTACAATTTCTTTGAATTTATTTACTCCTTCAAAATGTTTATCGTCCAATAACATATATACTAATGAAAAAAATAACATTGAAAAAAATAAAATTTGGATTTTATTAAATTGAAATCTTACTAAATTATGTAAATTATTACCAATATTATCCAATATATGTTTCATATTATATTATATTAATGAAATATAATATGATTCAAAAAAAATTGATAATTAAATATTTTATTATTTTAAATCTTATAATTCTCATAATTCTTTGATAAATAAATAAGATAAATTATTTATGACATCTATTATTGTAACCCTTCAAATATATGAGCCTAAAATTAATGAAAATAATACAGAAAAAATAGATTTAAATATTAGAGATTTACAAGATAAATATACAAATGGTTGTATTTGTTGTGGAACAACTTTTTATCCACGAAAATTTTCATCAATGATTGCAAGTCATTTTAATACTGCAAAGCATAAAAAAAAATGTTTGAATCCAGCAAATTATTTATTTAAAGAAGATTTTGGATCTTCAAATAATTTAAAAGAAGCATTTGATATTAAATGTAAAGAATTGAGAGAAGCAAAAAAATTAGTATATGAATATAAAGAGGAATTAGATAAAACTAAATATGAATTGGATAGACAAAAAATTAAATTTGAAGTTAAAGAAGCATTAAATATTAAATTGCAAGAAAAATTGTTAAATAATGTTGAATGTGAAAATTTAATTGATTTATAATATTAAATTACATTAAATATTTTATAGTAAAATAAATACTATTTATTATTAAAAAAATTGTAAGAATTTTATAAAGCATTAAATCATTTATATAATTATTTGTTACTAAATATGAACCAATATATATACCAATAAAACTAGCAAATATTATAATAAAAGATTGATACCAATTTATATATTTCCAATAATTAATAACTCCAAATACCGATTGAGGAAATAATTGCATTAACATTACTATTGCTACAACATTTTTTATATTTATACCATATAAAGTAAGTAATGTTACAACAATTAATCCACCGCCCACACCAATAGAACCCATAGATATTCCAGATAATAATCCAATAAATATTAAAATTATTATTTCACTCATTTTTATTTTTATTTTTATATATAAAAATAAAAAACTATCCTAAAATCTAATAGATTTTGTTAAATAAAACCAGAAGAAAATACCAACAAATGCTTTACTTAATAAATCCAATATATTATAACCAAACACTTTTGTCATTTTATCGGTTTGATATAATACACCATATAATGACCATAAAAATGCAAATAATCCAAATATAATAACCGATTGTGTGGTACGTTTAGCTCCTGTCATATATACTTTCCAAACTGTACCATACATTAAAAAGAAAAATAAGAATCCAATACTATTTGCCATTGTTCTGGTCAATTTACCTATTTCTCCAATATATCCAGCACCCAACATAAGGAAATTAAATAATAATATTAACATAAATGGTAAGAAACTTACTACTTTTTTATTTTCATAACCCAAAACCATACATAAAACTAAAAGCATAAGGGGAGTGCTAATAGCCCAATCGGTATAACGCATATCATTAATTTTTTCTAAAGGTAATTCTAATTCTTTATTTTGATTTTTATTTTGTTCAGGGTTTTCTTGTGCATCTTTTTCTGCATCTTTTTCTGCTTTATTAATTTTTGCTACAAATAACCCATAAAAATATCCGGCAACAACTGATATACAAGTTTCTAAATTCATAATATGGCGAATTTGGGGAACAGGATTACGCAATGCTTCAATAAAACATATTGTTCCGGTTGTAATTAAGAATATATATGTAAAATAAAAACTGCTTTTTATTAAACTTACTTGCATTACTTATTAATATTAAATAATATTATAATATTATAAAATTATTAAATTTGTAATTTACTACCAATAGTTTTAAAATAATTATTATTATATGCTACGTTTCTAGTTAATGCTTTTGTTAATGTTTTATCACTAATATGTAATTTTTTTATACAATCATATTTACATATAAATTCTTGAATAAGTTCTTGTTCATTATTATATTGACCAATACCATTTTTAAACAAACATATTTCTTTCAAATTATTTTTGTTTAAAAAAACAGAAACTAATTTTAAATCACAATTAGTTAGCAAAATATAATAATGTTCATTAATAATAGTATTATTTTTTACATGATGGTCTAATGCAGATGGAGAATCAAAATTATTAGTCAATGATGCAGTTTTACGATCTAAATATACATTAATAATCTGTGTTTTGTCTTTATCTAATTTTGCAATATAACCTAAATTTTGAACTTTGGTTTTTTTTGTAGGTTGAATATTATTAATTATATAGGGATCTAATTCTCTATCAACATATAACCATCTATAACCATGATAAATTGTATTTTCTACAATTGCTTTATTAATACTTGGTCTTTTAATTTGATAGTTTTCTCTCATACACTCAGATACAGAATCATATACTTTTATTAAACTAAGAGTCTCTGGATTAATTTGCTGAAGTCGTGGACCTAATGTTACTAATGGTTGGTTAAAATTTGTTGTATTTTTTACTTGTTGAAGATTTAGTTTTTCAAGTATTGTTTTATTCATTTTTTCTAAATTATCTATTTTGTTTAATAATATTTCATTATTTGTGTTATTATTTTTTATTACTTCTTCAATAAATGAATTAATATTTCCATTTTTATTTAATTCATTTAATAATGTTAATTTTTCACATTCTAATTTAAATTTTTCTACTTCATCATTATTATTTTTTTCAAAATATTTAATGTTATTATCTATGATTTTTAATAACATTTTATAAGATAGTTCTTTTCCAATTAAAAATAATTCACGTTCATTTTTATGTTTAGCTAAATCAGTAACTCTATTTAATCTAATACTTTCATGGTTATGTAAAAAACTCTCAAAATCTTTACTTTTATCTACAAAAAAACAATCTAATAATAAGCATTCTTCATAATGTGATTTATGTTCGTTAAAACGACCCATAATGCCTCTGCGACTTTCTCCAAGTTTAATAATATATTCTCCATTATTATAAGATTTAACTTTAATAATATATATTAATGATTCACTATTTCCAAATTCTTTAAGTAAAATTTTTTGTCTTTCTAATGCTTTTTCTTTGATTAATTTTTCTTCATATTCTTTTTTCTTGTTTTCTTCAAGTTTTTTTAATTCTTTTTTATTGTTTTCTTCAAGTTTTTCTAATTCATTTTGTTTAATTAATAATTTATTTTTCATTTCAATTGCTTCTTCTTCTAATACTTCTTGAATCAATTCTTCCATTTTAAGATAATATTCATGAATTTCATCTGCTTTTTTTGTTTGTGCTTTTAAACATAATGATTTAAAGGTTTTTACATTCAAATAATATTTTTGAATATTTTGTCCACCATTTTTTTTTTGCTTAACCTTGTGGTTAAGCGGTTTTTTATAATCTTTTTCTACTTCAAAATTTTTTTCTAACAATAATATTGCTTTTTGTTTAGTTGCAAAACCTAACCATTTCCATATATTATCTAAATCCACAATATAATCATCAGTTTTATGATAATTTAAATAACTATAAAAACTTGCTATAAATAATTGTTGCTCTGTTTCGTTGAAAGTGTTTTTTACTTTATTTAATAAATTATTGTTATGTGTTTCAGTTAGTTTTGTAATAGGATTGTTTGTAATTAAATCAACAATATTAAACGAAGTCATTTTATAATATTATTTATAGTTATTTCTTTAAATTATTTTTGTTTCCGCTTTTTAAAAGCACTTTTAAAATATTTTTTAGTTATTATTATTTAAAATGTAAAAATAAAAATAACACTTAAATCTAATTTGAGTAAGCTAATCCACCCATTCCGCTCATAATACGGAGAACATTGTAGTTAACAGCGTAGACACGGACTTTGGCGGTCGAGACACCTTGGACTGTAGCATTGGAGAGGACTAATTGTAAAGTGGCGTTATCAATACGCGAGAAATTGCACGTGCCACTGGGTTGATGTTCCTCAGGGCGGAGGGCAAAAGAGTATACGTTAATACCTGTATCAGGCGCACGTGTGTGATGTTGGAAAGGTTGGACTAAGTCGAAGTATGTACCTTCACGCTCCGAGAAGCGGTCTTGTCCGTTAAGTTGTAATTTAGCAACTACAACTGGATTTTCACCCCAGCAATGCATATCTAAAGCAGTTTCGGCTAAGACGAAGGTTCCAGCATCGGAGACACCCGAATCAGGTGTTGATACCGAAGGTACTCCAGAGTGAGCAGTTCCAGCAGTAACATCATTGGAGAATGGATCTTGGAATAAGCCACTTCCATTGATGAATTGATTGGATCCAGAAACAGTATCAGAACCACCGAAGGCATGGACAGCATTAGGTAAAGCATCTAAGGCATCAGTGTAATTGAAAGGTTGAGCACCCATAAGAGCATTTAATGGTTCGTTTTGCGCTAACGAAGCACAATAATCAACGTTGGCATCAGGTTGGACAACCCAGATTAATTCTTTGCAAGGATGGTTAAGATTAAGTTTAATTTTGTTGGACGACGAACCAACCGATTCATCACCTGTGAATTGTAATTGTTCAATTAAGTATTCGTGGGGATTTTGCGCCATACGTCTGCGTTCATCGGTGTCTAAGAAAATATAGTCAACATATAACGAAGCAGCAGCTAACGATGTTTTGTAGGCTTGCTCGACTTTGATAGATGATGATGTATCTAACGAATCAACAGCCCATAAGCATTCTTCAATATTACGAATATCTAAGTTAATTTTAACTTCGTGATATTGTAATGCAATTAATGGAAGAGCAAGACCGGGATTGCGGCAATACCAGAATTGAAGGGGAACATATAAGGTGGTTTCAGCTAACGCATTACGGGGAGCGCAAACTTGACGGACACCGTCAGCAGAGCAAGGTCCATCTACCGCGGCAAAAGTTGGGTCACAAATGTATGTTAATTGAGTGGTGTTACCAATCATTTTGTTGTAACCACGTTCTTGTTCGCTCGATAATGTTAATTGATTCCAGATATGCATCCAGTCACCATATTGACGATCAATGCGTTGACCACCAATTTCAACTTCAACTTGAGCGATTAATTGTTCACCGGGGAAATCTAACCATCTGGCATATACATCTTTTCCAGGAGTAGGGTTCATTTGTTGATTAATTTCGGGTAAAGTAATTTGTAAGTATGTACGGTAAGCTAAATCACCATTGCGCGAAATAGTGCAAGTAACACGGCGACCGAAATCAGCTTGTCCATTGAAAGTTTGTTCAATGGATTCCATCGCGAAGTTAGTGTGACGACGGTAGGTAACTTTCCAGAAGGTAATTTGAGGATTACCAGTTAAATAAACATCTTGAGCCCCGTAGGCAACTAATTGCATAAGACCTCCAGCCATTTTTTATAATATTGGAAAAGAAAAAAAAATTATGTAATTTAATTTAATTAATTAATTAATTAATTAATTAAATATGAATAATTTGACTAAATATATTGATTTAATTGACTAAATTGGATTTAATTGACTAAATATATTGATTTAATTGACTAAATTTGAGTAATTGACTAAATGTATTTAACTAGATATGATTAATTAACATAAAATTATTCATAATTGTATATAATCTCTAATACTTTTGTATTAAAAATTATATAAAATTTTAAAGATTAAATAATATAATATAAATAATGAAAAAATATAAAAATAATAATATTACATTAGATAATAAACATAGTGAATTACTAAAAAAATTTAAAAATAATGAAGAAGTATTAATTCCTAAATATAAAAATGAAATTGAAAAATTAGAATTAATGCTAAATAAATTAAATAATAAAACAGAAACTTTAAAAAGTCTAAAAAAAAATCTACCAAAAAAAGATACTGATAAAAAATCAAATATAGAATCCAATATAATTACTATTAAAAATAAAATATATGTTTTGGAAAAAGAAAAATCTGAATATTTTCTAAATAACTCTAAATATATATTTAATTATTTTGAAGAAAAAAAAAATATTGGATCAAATGATTCTTCAAAAAATATTATTAATAATGAGGAAATTGTCAATAACAAAAAAAATAAAATCAATATTTTTTTTAATATTGATGAAAGCGATTTGGAAAATAGCAATTTAATAAATATTAATGATAATGTAAATGTATTAAAGAATAAAAATAGTGAAAAATATTTTTATAATGTTAATAATAATTTTTTAAATAATGATAATTATTGTTTTGACCACGATATATGCATTTATTGCAAAAAAGGAGAAATGATTTTTGTAGAAAGTGAAGGACTTAGTATTTGCAATAATTGCTCTAAAACTATGAAATATTTAATTGAAAATGAAAAACCATCATACAAAGAGCCACCAAAAGAGGTATGCTTTTATGCTTACAAAAGAATTAATCATCTTCGTGAAATATTAGCACAATTTCAAGCAAAAGAAAGTACATATATTCCAGTTGACGTTTTTGAAAATATTAAAAATCAAATTAAAAAAGAACGCATAGAGCTTACAGATTTATCAAACAAAAAAACAAAAGAAATATTGAAAAATCTTGGTTACAATAAATATTATGAACATATTCCATATATAAAAGATAAATTAGGTATTAAACCACCTGTTATGTCTCCTGATTTAGAAGAAACATTATGTAATTTATTTATGGAAATACAAAAACCATATACAAAATATTGTCCACCAGAACGCGTTAATTTTTTGAATTATTATTATAC